AATTGGTGTTTGTCACTATTGGCAAAACTTACTGTACCAGCTGTTGTGTTCTCAGTCCATGCAGGATTGGAACCAGTGATTGCGTCTGCACCAGCAAAAGCATTCCATAAATATTTTTCTTCAGCAGTAACATTAGTATCTTTGAAAGGGCGTAGGTAAGTAGAGAATGTGAAGTCTGCTGGTTGTAGTGCAGTATTAAAACTACGCTGACCACGAGCTGGTGTAGTACCAGCTTCATTTAGTGTAACTGTATCTTGTGCAGTACTTTGACTAAAGCTCATACCTTCTAGAACTTGTAGTTCAAAAGTATTTGAAGCTGAGAAAGCAACTGGAGTTCCAGCAGTGTAAAGATTGACACCACCAAAGGTACCTAGTCTCACACGATTATTACTATCTAAGTTAGTAGCAAAGAAAACTCTACTATTACGAATTAGATTAATTGCCATAATTATTCCTTCTTTGTTTTAGGTAGTCTATTAGTATACTTACAAGACATTTATCTGTATTGATACTTTTTGACTATTTATAGTGCGTAACGCACCAGGGCATTGATTTCACCGACTCCATAAGGTCTTAGTAGTCCTTCGTCAGTAATTATTGACTGAATTAAAATCTCAGTCGTCGATAAGTTTTTTTCTTGGTCAAAGACTAAAACTCTGTTTGCATCGATACATGTTGCTACATCTTCGATTAGTTGTTCTAATTGTGTTAAGCAGTCTTCTTCACCACGAGTATATAACTTAATACTAACATTTAAATATTGCCAAATAAAATTAGCTGGTAAATATTCTCTGTAACCAGTACCTGCTGATACATATACACTAGGAAAATCTTGGACTTCATCCCAGAACTTTAGTTTTGGATAACTGTTTCCAAAAATGTTTAAGTTATAACCGCCAGTACCATCAATTGTTTTAAATTTATTGGCAAGGGCAACTACTATTGATTGTCTTTTACTCATACCACTACGGCCCTTAATCTGTTGGCTACTTGTTGTCCAACTATTTCACGAATAGATTTTGAGATTAGTAATTTTGGATCTCGTGATTTAGGTAACTCTTGCCTTCCGCCCGCACTAAATGTTGCATAAGGATTTTTCATATAACTATAAAAAGCGGTAATCATACCTTGTCTACTTTCAGACATTCTTTCTACTTTTACACTACTAGCAAATCTACCTGTTCTATAGTTTAAAATATTGCGACTACTGCCGCCACCCATATTTGCACTAATTACATCCTGTAAATGGTTGTTAATAAGTTGTTGTAACCCAACTAAACTTACTCCCCCACTCATTCCTCCAGGGCTACTATTTGCACTAATTTGTGTTGTAGAACTTACAGGACTAGTAGTGGAGACTTTTAGTTTTTGATCAATTTGTATTTCAGGTAAAGTTTTTTTAGCTTTTGAAGCAGGTGTTGAACCGCCAGTTTTCATGACGTGTGCAATTCTAGTACCCATTTCTTCCACAATATTTTTTGAATGGTGTACCGTTGCCAATAAGTCTCTCATCTCTTTTTCAGTTAATGATTCTACTAAAGAGCCATACTGATATTGATTTTCGTATCTGTCTTGTATAACAACAATATTAGCTTTTACACTTAATAAAAAATCACTACATTCTTTTGTTAATGTAGTTTTAATTCTTGGCCCATAGTGACTTCGTTTAGCAAATGCTTGAAAAGCGCTATCTACTTGCTGTTTTAATTGAGTTATTGCTTGCTTATTGCCTTTGGCATAAGCATCTGTTATACCAGGAATATTAAAACTACCAGAGCTTAACTTATTTAATTCTTGTATAAGTACACCTAGTTTTTTAGCTAGTGGCGTTGTGGCCGAAGATGTTTGTGCATTAGGATCAAGAATATGTCCAATGTCAAAACCTTTTTTATAATTAAAGCCTTTTTTAGTAGCTTCATCATAAATAGTAGTTTTTAAAAATTTAGATAATTCTTTATTTAGATAAGTGGAAAATAGTCCTGTACCTACTGCATTATAATTTCTGTACAATACACCAATAATATTATCTTTAGACTCTGAGCCTTGATATACCACTGCTGGAGTATACTGCGCAATATATGCTAATGAGGCTTTTGTATCGCCATTAATTATTACTGTGTTACCTTGTAAAACAATTTTATTTTTATGCTTTTGTTGCACATAATTTAAAATATTTTCACGAAATTCTTTAATTTGAATAATTCTAGCAGAGTAGCTGTCTTTTTCATCTTCTGATACGTCTGCCTTAGATTGTGCTAAAACGTGCTTTAATGTAATATTTAAAGCATCTAAGTTTAATGGCACAAAATGTGGTTGTATATCAATAACTTGACGAGTATTTCTTTGAAATACTTTTCGTATATAGTCACCAATTAGAGATGGACTTGTCATGTATAATCTGCCGCATAAAGATCTAGAATACGTTTAATATGGGCTGGTAAACTAGTAGTTGAAATATATTCGATTTGAACTTGGTTAGAACCAGGGTTCTTTGTACTGTGTATAGAAACATCGTGGTTTCTGTAATAAGTTATTAAATCCATAACCGCAAGTGTTAAATCTGCGGGTACTGTTTCGTATCCTGCAAAATAAACAACTTTATATCCGTTGATCTTTTCTGTAAATCCATTAGGATTAATAGCTGTTACGCTATCTCCAGTTTGAACCCAGTCTGTAAACTTTGTTAACTTAGTATACGTTTGTCCATAATCAGCACTATAATTAACAGATACAATATTTACTACAGGAGTTTCTTTTAATAATAGTTCTTTAAAACCACCTTGAAAAACTTCTGTTTTAGCTTCGTCATAAAAATCTATAAATGTTCTGCGACAGTAAGTCTTTACTAATTCTGAAACTTTTGTAATTAATAAATCAACTTCTACGTCTTGATTTGAGCTGTTTAAACCTGCGTAAGCTTTGTATTCAGCCCTTGTAATTAAATTTGTTGCCATATACACCTCACTTGTTTTATAAAGGCACCAACGATACCTTTATAAAACAAGACCCCCGAAAGGGTCTTGTTAATACATATCAACTGATTAGGTTGCTGTGTACTTGTGTGCAGTAACTGCGTTACCTAAGTTAGTAGTAACACGTGTCATACCGGTACGTAGGCTAGCTACCATAACGCGACGTTGTGTCTCAACTAATTCTTGGGTATCAATGCGGAGACCGCGTTGGTTACCAACGATAAAGTTGCCTGGGTTCAAGCAGATTGCACCAGCAACGCCTGTACCTGGAGTAGCAAACTCACCAGACACTAACACAGGGCTTCCACCGATTTGACCGATTTGACCAGTCAGCAATGTAGCTTGTGTACCAACTTGGTTCATTGTTTGGAAGACTGTATCTTCAAGCAATTGGTAGTAAACATCGGTATTAACGATATAAACCACTTCTTGTGGGTCTAGACCCCAAGCACCTAAACCTTGACGTAGGATACGTAGTTTAGCAACTGTTAAACCAGCAGTTGTAGTATTACCAGTAGCGGTAGTGTTAGTAGCCCAGTTAGCTAAGCCCTTAACAGGGTCAGAACCAGAACCAGCACCTAGCAAGAATGCCTTATCAACACCACGAGCAACACGACGGATCATACCATCACGGATGATTGGCATTAGAGCCAATAATGCGTCTTCTTCTTCTTCGTATGCTGTATACTCGTTTGTAGCAAGTTTATATGCATTCAAAGTGATTTCTTTGATAGCGTGTGTAGCATTACCACCAGCAGAAGGACCAGCAGCACCAAGGGTAGCTGGAACACCACCAAAGTCACTATTGCTTACCCAAGTTGCAGTACCTGCTTCTGGGTTAACTGGAATAGTCATAACGTTAGTTTGCATAGCAATGTTGCGGAAAATAGGAGCAACAACTAAACGACGACGAACTTCAGCTTCTAGATTTAAAGAAACTTCTAATTCCCAAGTAGCACTAGGAACGTGAGCACCATACTTTTCAGCATAAGCACGACCTGTACGTGTACCATCAACAGACTTACCAGACATTTTAGCTAGTAAAACTGCTTTTTCTTTTTCAGCATAACTCATTCCACCAGACTGATTGTCTGAGAAAGTCATTTTGGATTTTGTGATTGCTTCTAGTTCAGCAGCTTTTTCTTTAATAGCAACTTCTAAACCAGCTAAAGCTGATTTGCTTTGCTCTGTTTGAGCTTCTAAACGCTTTTCTACTTCGGCTAACAAGCGCTCAGCACCTGTGTCGACAGTAGATACTTGTGCAGCAACGGCTGCTTTAACTTTAGCATCGAACTCAGCGTTGGCTTTTTCTGTAGCAGCTTTTTGATCAGCGGCTTTAGTTTGAGCTTCGATAACAGCCTTGGCTGTAGATTCTGCGGCTTTAGCAGCAGTGTCTGCTAGCAATTGTTCTAATTGTTTTGGATCCATGATGTCCCATTCCTTTTTGATTTCGCTATTTGCTTCCGTTGAGGATTCTAGCCCTTTAGCTGACTCGCTGTTGGGTGCAAATTGCAGTTTGAAAGATTTAAATTC